AAGACGAACCGATTGACATTAAGGTGTTGTTGCCACTGCTAAGAAAGGGCTGGGTGGCTATGGAAGAAAGCGGTAATTGGTACTGGCACTCAAAAAAGCCAGAGCAACACCAAGTTGAGTGGGTGTCAGCAGAGTCTGTTAGAAGTCTTTCTGCTTTCAACCTCAAACCAGCCGAGAATTGGGAAGATAGCTTGATGGAGTGCGGACTATGAGTTACTATGCATCTGAAGAAATATATGACCTTGAGAAAGAGAACCTTAAACTGAAGCAGAAACTTGGAGCAATACGAACGGTAATAGTTGATCTCTTTGACAAAGACACAAAGGCCGACGATATTGATTTATGCTTAGATACGTTAATCAAGATTGAGAGCATAATAAGGGAGTGCTGACTATGACAGCAGGACTAGACGATTGTGGGTATGTTCTTATTTACGAAATAGGTGGAGAGCAACATATCGAAACCTTTTACACGGAACAAGAAATGGAACAGTTTATTGCAGAGAATAATGTTCGCCCATTGTTCCACTACAAAGAAGAAAGGGAAAATGGTTATGAGTAACGAACAAGATATGCTTATACGTAAACTTCAAATCGACATTGCTAGAGCACGCTTAGCACTAGCCCAGATACACGAGGTAGTAGACAAAGTATATAACTGGGACAAAGGGTGGGCCATAGATGATCTAGAATGCAAAGATGTGGAAGAAATAGCAAAAATAATTCAGGAGTATTTTGGAGATGACTGAAGCAGAAAAGGTAGATTACGATTGTGAATGCTTACAGCAGGCAGAAGATTTGCGTAAGATTCGCTTGCTAAATCAAGACTGGGAATACCTTAAACGTAAGGGCTTTATTGGAGGGACTATTACGGACATGCACGCAAAGAAAGAAGTATTTCCAATCGGTATCTGAAAAACATACTGAACTATTGCAAAACCCATTACCGTCCGGTTGAGCAGATTGAGGCTTTGCAAAATCTTTGGTATGAAAGGGGGATTAAAGATGACGAACAGTAACAGCATATACCCGCAAGAAGGGATTGCACAAGACAGTATTCAGATGCATTCAGAGTTGACACGGCAAATGAATAGTAGCTGCGAAATAGGAACACTAGGAAAGTACGTTGTAATGATGTCTCTGGCCGATCTGAAAGAGATAGCCAACGTGGAGCTGCGTGCCTATTCGGAAAAACTGGAACATGAAAACGGTGCGTTACAGTATAAGCTAGATAGAGCAGTTGAAGCCTTGAAATTTTACGCTGAGCAGGAACACTATCTTGATCATTGTAGGGATTACTCAGAATATGACAATGCCGATTGGATTGAGGGCAATGTCGAAAACGGGCAGAAAGCTCGCGAAGCACTGGAGGAGATTGAAGATGGCAAGCCACGATAAACCAAAGCTTTACAAATACAAGACGCAGTACAGGGACGAGGAGCTGATCGAAGGAGAGTGGCGCAGAAAAGTAAATGGTTCCCTGTATCGCAATGGATACCATATTGTAGTAGACCGCATAACACAAGGGTGGTTTCAGTGGGGCAGAACAATACACTACCACTACGTGAAAGATAGCGGTACAGAACAGCAAGCACAGGAGGTTTGAAAATGACAGACAAAGTTAACCGTACACTTGACACCACCAAACCGGTAGAGGAACAGATTGCGGAATTTCGCAAGAACGCTACCGATATTATCCAGTCCACGCAGGCAATTCTGCTCATAGCCGTTGACCCAAAGAATCCTGAACACGGTGTAATTTCGGGAGGCATTGGGGACAGGGACAAAATGCTGGAAATTATGGCCGCGGCCATGTTAGAAGACCGGCAGCTACGCAAGTTGTTTGAAGAAGCGTACCGTACGGCGATGGCAGCTATGATAGAGGAGGCTAAGGGCAAAGATGAGGAACCGGAACCGGATCAGGTCGAAGCTGTTGTGATTCCGTTCCGTGTTCCGATTACCAAAAATTTACAGTAGAAAAAGCTTGACAATGGGCAGGAAATATGCTATACTATTCCTGTCTGGTTGTCTGTCTGCAACAATAACTAGATGGAGGTAGCTATGGCTGCATTTTATGAAGAGCAGGTAACTGCTGTTAAAGGCAATCCGTATAACGTCTGGGACTCAACAGACACTACGATTGCTGCACGTCTTCCGAAGCTGAAACAGGCGATGGGTGTCGTCGTTGTTGACGGTGTTAACAAACTGTCACCTGAAGATACACCTGTTAAAGAACCGTTGGTATCCAAGCTGACGTCTGACGAAAAGATTCGTTTGGCGAATTTGCTGGACGCTTTGGTCGACGTTGACTAGTAACCCTAGTTTATCATAGTCCTACGTAGGGTGGTAGCTAGCAGGTTACCACCCTTTTATTTTAGGAGTTAATAATGACATATCACAACCTACTGTTCAAGCACGCCGATGCTTTCTGCAAGGACTTCGAGTGTCCGGCCAGCTTTACGTATCTGGCATTGCTTGAAGCCACCAGCATCATTAACCAAGGACGGAACTATATGTATCTCGGCAACGAGAAAATTCCGTTGAACCTATTCATTATCCTGTGTGGCAATCCGAACCTGAAGGCTCACCAAGCCGTGAACTTTACGCGGTTCATATTGGAGGGACTGAACTACAACAACTACCTGCCAGATAACTTGGGACAGCGCAAAGTTCTGGGGCTGCAGTTAGCAATGCTCTCGAACAGTTCCACGGACGGGATAGACGATCCGTTAGCAATGCTGGATAATGACGTCATTCCGTTTGTGTCCTCGAAGTCCAGCAAGAACGCACGGGACATTGACTCGTTCTTTGGCAGTTCCAGTCGGCAGGCTAAGGGTGACGGGCTGACGATCCGTTACGATAGCAATTCCGATAATGAAAGCGTGCACTCCAAAGCCTACGTCGGGGACGATTTCGTGGCGTTCGCCTACACTAACCAGCACGACTTCTTCAGTTACCTGCAAGCAATGTGGAAGTGCAAGAACTACAAGCTGTCCGCAGGACACGGCCCGATTACACTGAACAATCCGTACCTGAACATCTTCTCGTGTATGACGCAGGTCGGGTTGATGGACTGCTTCCCGGATAACTATATCGGTATTTGTAGCCTTGCCCACTTCCTGATAGCGTTAGAGGAAAGACCGAAGAACAAAAACCCTTACCCGTCCAAGTCACCGATAAACGTCTACATGGACATTCTTAAACAGTTGGAATGGGTGCAGGAAAGTGCAGAGGAACTGATTATCACGGCTGAGGCAAAGCTGCTGGGCGCGACCTATTACAAAGACCAGCACCAGACACTTGATGATGACAGCCGGCTGCAACAATACAGTGAACTGCGGCATATCCATATGCATCGCATTGCAGCTAACCTTGCACTGTACGAGAACCGTATAAGGATAACCGAGCACGATATCGAGGACGCTAATGCGTTGTTGGAACGGATAGAATCCAAGTTATCCGATGCACTGGGCGAATTCGGAAACAGCAAGATTGCAACTGGCCGGCAGAAGTGCATTGACCTGTTACGCAGGGAAGAGGTAATGAAGAAGTCACTGTACCGTGCACGGTGCGCAAGCTTCCTGTACAGTAAGGACTTCGAAATATTCCTGACCGATATGATCGTCCAGAAAAAGATACTGGAAACGTGGAGTCCGGAACACAACGACTACGTTCTGGCATACAATCCGAACTACCGCCAGAAGTCAAGGCAAGTTGCTATATTAGATGAAACAGTGGAGGAACCAAACAATGGAACTGATAAATCTTGATGAGCCAGCTTTCCCGACAGTTATTGATACCACCCAATTGTGGCAGCTGTACTGCGAGAAAGTACGGCGAATAAACACGGCGATGGAAATGCTGAAGAACGGACAGATGTGCTATACAGAGCGAGTTAACCGTGCAATGCTGGCACTCGGAAACCCTAAAGAATGTTATACTATTAACATGAAACTGTACGGTTACCGTGATGATACGATTCCATTGATCGATTATTGCAGATTGTTTGGGTTGAACTACAACACAATCTTGGGCAGGGTGTACAATAAGTGTATGACACCGTGGGAATCCATTGTCTTGAGCCACCAGAAAGAACGTAAAAAGCTTATTAAGAGGGGAAGGACAGATGCAAAACTTAGGAAACAGCGTGCTCATCTTGAGCATATTATTGAACGTCTTACTACTGACGCTTTACAACAAGAACCGAAATACATTGGCTAAAACTGAAAGGACACTGGAATATGAACGAAACAAAGTATCGCAGCTCGAAGGCACTGTCAAAGCTCTTAACTCAGCTAGGGCTGTTACTAACAATCCTGCTAGTTACCAGTTGCTGCAGAGCACCTATGCCAGGAATAAACCTAAAGAGTAACAGTTTCTGTGCTCTGTATTATCCTGTTTACTACGACACTGAAAAGGACACGCCCGAAACCATAGAAAGCATTAACATCAATAACGCCCTATATGAACAGTGCCCATTTTAATCCTGGTACTACAATCATCACAACCAACAAAGGAGAAAACAATGGAACAAATTATTAACTATTTGTCTGTAACCTACCCTGCCGTAATGGAGGTATGTAGCTGGGTCGGTGTATTTTTCATCGTCCTAGCCATCTTCCGTCCGGTACTGGACTGGGTTGTAAAGAAGACTCCGTCCGAGAAGGACGACAAAGTGGTTGCTAAACTGTATTATTTTTACGATTACCTATCACCGGACTTTGTACGAGCTTTTACAACTATTGCCAGATCGAATAAGAAGAAGGTAGTAGACGGTGTAGAGAAAGCCGGTAAAGTTACCAGTGCAGTTAAAGATGTGCTGGACGAAGACAACGGTGAAGGCAAGACTAAAAACAAAGGCTAAAGGCAAGCAATAACAAAGAAGGCGGGTATTACTACTCCGCCTTTTTCTGTGCCTTTATGTACTTGTATCACTGGAGCTCGCTGCTCTTAGTCATAGCGTTGAGCAAGAACTCCGTAGTGCTATCCAGTTTGCTCTTCTTTAGCATCTCCAACAAGAACCGATCCTGCCTGCTGCTCTTGGACTTGGTCAGGACGTCGATGAAAGTGGCAGATGCCTGTTTCATATCCCCGCCGTATATCCGGAACAGTTTCTCAAACAGCGCTTCAGGAGTACCATCTCCGCGTTCTGCAGCTAGCATACTCATACGGATAGTCTTGATAGCTTCCTGTCTTGCTACGTCCTTCTGGTCTTTGAACCGTTCCATATTGCCATACAGCCGTTCCTGTGTACTGCTAAAGCCGGATAGTAACCGTGCACGTTGCAGTATTTCCTCCGCTATGCTTTCCTTTTCGGCAGTAAGCTGGCTATGGTTCATAGTGTACTTACCTCCAAGAGCGAACTGTGCAAGACGTCTGGCCATAACTGCAGGGAAGTTAGCATTGATAGACTCCATTACGTATTGCATATCAATAGTTCCAGATGCCGCAATGCTACCTGCAATGTCGCTAAGCATGCGTTTCGTGTCCACAATAGCCGACAGCAGCAACGGTTCTTGGAAGCCGCGTGTAAGAGCAACAGCATCAAAGTCCAGCATGCCGTTCAGTACCAGCCCACTGTAACCGCTCAGTCCCATATCACCAAGTACAGACACAGATGTTTCGTCCTCCAGACCGTGCATCTGTATCCACTGCTTCATTCCCGGAACCGCTTTCGGGCCGAACATTATTGCCGTGAGCATTTGCGCTTTAGCAGCTCCGCTAATGTTGCCACCTTCCAGCATATCGAATATTCTCGTGAACATATTGTACGTGTAGGTAGTGAACATTGTAAGGTGCTTCATCGCCAAACTGTTCGTGATTCCCGGACGGTCGAACAGGTTGTAGCCACCCATTGCCACGTCCACGAAGTTAGCTGCAAACTGCTTGGCAAACTTATCGTCCAGACCGAACCGTTTTGTAGCGAGCTCGTAACCGGTTCCGAAAGCTGCAAGTCTAGACCACTCTTCAGTCTTGAACACTGGACCGGACGACCATTCCGCAAGCTTAGTCAACTTCCACTGGTTGGCCTTAGCAACAGGGTCGAGAGCAAACTTCAGTTCTTTCAGTTCGTTCGTCATGACGCCAGTTTCTTCTGCCATCTTGTACAGTTTATTGACGTATTCCGGTTTGGTCATATTCTTGAGGAAGCTAATACCGATTGCCGTGTCGCTTGCAAACTCAGCACCTTCCTTGCCCAGTGTCTTCAGCCCCGTACGTAACAGCCACATCTCCTTGGTTTCGTTAGGGAACTTATTATACCACTCAACAGCCGTAGGCAAGTTCTGTATCATACTCACCATATTGACCGTTGCAGCGGACAGGTTACCTGCCGAATACATTGCTAAAGAGATGTTCTTAGCAGTATTGTTAAAGAATGTTCTGCCACGATTGCGAAGCTGGACGGGAGCCGCTTTGTACAGGTCATCGGCTTTAACCTCCTTCCACTTCCGGAAAGTATTATTGTAGGTAAAGTCAATAATCGAGTTAATCGCGTTATCCAGCTTCTTCACAATCTCAACTTTTGGAGGTTTGCCTAGCATCATATCAAGATACTCCGATGTAGCCTCACGTCCCGTAACATTCAGGCTGTCCAGCACTTTACTGTAACTGGCACGGAGATTTTCCCGGAACGCTCCACGAACCTCGGCAAGAACGCCCTGATAGATTTCAACGCCCGCTTCGAATCCTTGATCGTACAAGTTACCCTGCCAACGTCCACGAGGAGAACCCTCTGTAGCACGTCCGCGCAAGGTTTGTAGCAAACGAGGGTCTTCGCCGGGTTTAACTGACAGCTGCAATCCTTCAGCACCGCGCATAACAGGTGTAGTCTTGACCGTAGGATTAGCCCTGTTAAAAGCCTCCAGTGCCTTTTCTGCGTCCTGTTTAGTACGGAAGACGTTAACCAGTTCAGTGGTAGTTCCTTCTTTCCGGTAGAAACGCCACAGGTTCTCGCCTGGTTCGTCCACAACCTGAGTATGGTACTTCCTGTACACCCTACCCATATCGTAGATTTTGTTGGAATGGAGGAAAGCAGCGTATAACTGTTCCTGCATGTTTTTCCATTCCACCAGCAGTTCCGCACCAACAGTTCCATTTGCCACAACAGCCACCGCATTCTTATCGCGCATAGACGGCATGTAGATTGGAGATGGATTGCTACCGCGAGCAGCTTCCAGCATTGCCTCTACCTTGTCTTCCCCGTACAGTTCGGTCAGCTTCTTTATGTTGTGCTGGCTATTCGGGTCGAGGATAACTTTCCAGTTACCGTCCGCTTCGTCCAGTACAATGTCCAGTGCCTCGTACCCTTTATTGCGCAACGGTGAGTACACTTCAAAGAACTCGTTAAAGCCCTCGTTATTCTTGCCGGTCATAGCTTTGTGCCATGCGGGCATACGATCGGCAGCTTTCTTTTCAAGTTGCAGTGAAACAATGTTAGCCTTCTTGCCGAGTTCAATAATAGCCTTACCCTCCGGATTGTAGCGCATTGCTCGCGACAAGGACTGGAACAGTCCTCTGGAACCGACCTTCTTGGTATCGCCCGCGCCGAGAACCTTAATGACCTCCGCTAAGGACGGGCTAATCCCACCGGTAAATTCCGGCATCGTGACATTAACCAACCGGCCTGCATCGTCAACTTCACCGAGAATGAAACTGGTAGCAGCGCTCTTATTCAGAACGGACTTTTCAGTTGCAATCTTAGCTCCGATTATGTCCTCAAAGGAAACAGGCGCTCTGGTAGCCATACCTTTAACAATGCGCAAATCAGATACCTTGCCGGTCGGATTGAGCATTACCAGCCCAGCATTTTGCCCTGATCGCGTAACCGTCCACGTCTTACCGTCAGTTTCAACCAGTTTGTTATCCAGCCAACCTTTAAGGGTTTTAGCCTTGCCGTAAACCTTGCTGGCATCAGCAGGAATACGTGTAGCACTGGGATTGATAATAGCGATTTCGTGATACATGTCACTGATGCTGGTTCCGAATATATCTTCCAGCTGCTCCCAGAAGCTTTGCTTTGCCAGTTCCTCGTCAGTCAACTTGCCGGACATAGCCAGCCGTTTCTTGTTGGCGTAGCTAGCATCGATGTTAACGTCCGCGCCCCAGCCAAACAGCTTTTTAATCTTGCCGACAAGAATGTTAGCCATCATACTTTCCTGTGTTACAAGCGGACTGTTTTGAAACTGCTCTTTAGCCGTTTTGGTGCCGGCAATGATAGGCGCGGTGATTTCACGTTCGAATTCCATATACGTCCGGAAATCACGCATAGTATCTACCTGCTTGTTTTTGATGGGCGTAGTCATATGGCCGCCGGCTGCGTCCAGCCTGTTAACCACATTGCGGAATTCTTTGGTGTTCTCAGCACTCTGCATAATGCGGTTAAACACATGCTTGCCTGCAATGAACATAGGCGAGCCAACTGAAAACACAGCATTCCACCAGAAGTTAGTGGCAATAAGACCGTTCTTCTGCTGGTAATTCTCGTCACCCGGACGGTCTTTGTAATACCACGTAGGACTGGACGCCACGTCCCCTGCTATGTTCCTCGTCAGTGCTCCTGTAAACGAGCCGAGATAAGTGCCCCAGCTACCTTCCAGTGCAGCCGCGCCAACCGTTTTCGGGTTGACCACCGCCTTGAAGAAGTCACTGTTACGCAGTGCATCTTTCATCTTCGGGGCGTACTGTGCAAACTTGGTGGACAGCAGGCCGACAAGGGCATTGCTGGACTTCTCTGCCATTACGATCTTCCCAAGTCCGCCTAACGCCTTACCAGCCGCTCCAGTTCCGATTGCATTAAGAGAAAGCATCGCAGGGATATCAGCGGCAAAGTCAGAGAAAACGGGAGCTTTATCACCGCCACTCTTTATCGCACGTCCCAGCCCAGTTTCCTGCAGGCCTTCCTCGAACGACTGTTCCCAGTCAGCCTCGATGGGGTCACCGGGAAGCAATAAGTTGGCACCTTTAGCTGCATAGTCAACGGTTCTTCCGAACGCTTTACCAGCCGCATACGGCACAGCAGCTACCACATCGAGTGCAGCTTCGGTCATAGCTTCCGGTGCACCGCCAAAGGAGCCAATGTTCTTAGCCCAGCGCAGAGGCCAGTGTTCGTCCACGAAGTTTTCCAGTGCAGTCTTGTCAGTGGCTTCTTTACCGGCCTCGATAGCTTTGCCAGCAAGAGGATACTGTTGAACAACGTCATGTTCCATTTGCTGCGTCCGCCCCTCGTTGATGGCATCAGCCACCAACTGGGAGGGAACGTAATCATCGAAACTAATAGCATTGTCTTCTTGGTACGGAACGTACCCATCGAATTCACTCTTTCCATTAAGTTCCATTTTGGTCTCCTATTTTTGCTTTGCTGCAATTGCACCGGCCACAGCATTATTTTGTGCCTGTTGCATAGCTGCAGTAATCTTGGCAGAGGTACTATCCCAATGTTGTTCGACCATTTTATCAATCTTACTTTGGTCAAACTTTATAACACTGTAAAAGATATTGTTAGACATCTGCCTGTTAATCCTGGCTTTCAACGCTGCAGTAAACGATGCGGGCTCAAGTGGAATATTGTTAATACGAGATTGCAACATTTCCTGTTCAAGCATTTTGCGGACGTAGTTGTCAACAATAGCCAGGCCGGTATTACCGTTCGTATTAACAACTCTACCTGCACTGTCAGTAATAGTTGCAGTTTGCACAGCATTACGCATCAGGTTCATAACAGCCTGCTTGAACTCGCGGGAATGCTTTAACTGGAACACGCGTTCTTGCAGTTCCGAGTCCTTCAAGCCGTTTATAGCCGACGATATTTTAGCCACACTATCAACCTTAAAGCTGGTCATAGCCTGTTGCCTAAAACTTGCATCTGCATCAACCAGTTTCATAAGCAGATCCGACAGGACAGACTCAGATGCATTCTGTATGCTACTATTGCTAAGCATCGGTAGAAGCATATTCTGTGTTTTCACCAAGGCTTCCTTAGCTACCATTTGATTAAACGGCAAGGCCATTTCTCTAAGCGGTGCTGTCATCAGCATATCAGCTGTAATCTCGTCGGGAACACGTTCAGGACTACCCGTCATAGAAACGTATGCATAATACTTTTCTTCGGGAGTCGAACGCGGATCGTCAATGATTTTCTTGCACTTTTCAGTGCGCTGGTCAACCTGCTTGTCAACTATTACAATATTGTTGTTTAATGAGCTCTTAAACTCTGCTCTTTCCTGATAGCCTAACGTGCTAGCTACATAGTCATTAGCCTCAACAAACTGCACGGTTTTACTTTGCTGTTCTTGAGCTAGACTTCTGGTATACATAGCTTCAAGACTTTTATAGCCGTCGAATTCTTCCAGTGCCTTACAAACATCTGAAATCATCTGCGGAGTAAAAGAAGCTTTCCAAAAACGCCACTCTCCTTTGCCGCCGACACCAGCACGGTTAGCCTCGTTTACAGCGTACAGACGTTGCTTCAATGTATCGTTATTAGCAACAATCTTCATAACGTCCTGAGCTGCTTTATTGAACCCCTGCCCGGCCAAATTGTCAACAAGCTGGTGCGTGGCAAAGTCGAAGTTATCATCGTGCTCTACCAACTGCCCAAGCAGGTTACCCATATCGGACAACAAAATCGTACCGTTATCGCCGTCATTAACAAGCTGTGCGGCTAGGTTTTTAGCCCCTTCCTGGCCGATGGCAAGTCCTTTTTCAAACTTCTTATACAACTCATCGCCACGTTTATGTGCCTCTTCCCAGCGTTTTTGCGACATCTGGTTAAACCTAGCACCAACGGCTTGGGCAGTATACCCGGCCGGGCTAGTTGAAGGTGCATCATCTCTAGCTAACTGCGTATTGTGCATAGCATTTTCGAAGTACGCGCTCTTGCCAGCAGTGTACTGTTTGAGCATTCCCTCGTTATACTTCAGCTTTTCCTCGTACAGCTTTGCTTCGTTTTGGTACTGCTGATTGGCCTGCTGGTACAAAGCAATGGCTTGGTTAATGTTAGTATTACGCCCAGGAGCTACAAAAATATCATAAAAGCGCTGACGAAGAGGATTGTTTCCATACTTAGTTTCTCTATCATTCCACGTTTTTTCCAGGTATTCTGCAGCACGGTCGTAGCTATCATTCGTATTCTCTGTACTAGGGGCATCGCCAAGAGGAGCTTGTACACCTTTCATAAACTTAAACATAACCTTATCACGGTCTGCTTCAAGCTGTGTGCCCTTTGCGGGTATCATTTCCTGTACCATGTTTAAGTCCAGCGATCTGTTCTTACGAAAACCGATGGCATTTGAAACCTGTTCTTGCGTGGGCGAAGCAATGCTAGTACCCGTCACCTGCTGGTCTGCACCATTGATATCGACAACCTGTTCAGTCTTGGCTTGGTTAACCTGCATCTGCTGTTTAGCCTGCTGCTCTTGAGCGTTTTGTGCCGTGCGGTCAATCTCCTGCCCGACAAACCTAGCCAGCAAACCGAGCCCGCTAACTATCAGGCCACGAGTATCCGTATTGCCGCTGTCATCGGGCTGTTGCGTTTTCTTTTTCAGTAGTTCCTGCTCTTCGGCCTTGCGTGCCTGGTCAGCTGCATACTGTTTCATTTGCTGCATACGATTAACCAGTGACATAACTTTATTGGCGCCCGCAAAAACCGCTCTATCATTATCATTTTCCATACTAGCCTCCTATACCTGACTGCCAGCAGCGCCGCCTAAACTAGCTCCCATCATCGCGCCCATCGGTCCTCCAACCATACCCCCGGCAATTGCACCAGCGGCAGTTAACGCTGCTCCACCCCAGCCCTTCTTAGTTTTCTGGGTGACTATCTTAGAGCCGCTCAGAGTGTTAAGCAGGTTCATATAATCTGCAGTCTGGTTACCGTACTGGTCGAGCAAATTGGTAAGGTACTGTTGCCGTGCCTGTTCAGCGTTAACGTTAATTTCGGACAGTGCACTTGCCGTGGCTTTCTGTGCAGCTGCCTGAGCCGCAGTGTTAAAAGCACTTCCAGCTTTCGTAGCAGCTTGGCCAAGCATCTTGTTCTGCGCCTCGGCCGATTGCTGTGCAACACGTTCCTGCAGTATACTGTCCAGTTCACCACTCTCGTACCTGTCCAGCAGTGCCTGAAGAGTGTTCTGTTCGTTGGCCATATTGGCACCGGTATAGTTACCTTTATTGTGGACTGCACTCGTCAGACCGGCCAAGCTTTTCGAGTCAAGAGTATCCCTTACTTGAGTTGTTGTTTTAGATGAAAATCCCATTTAAACCTCCTATCTCCGGCTAACAACACCAAAGCCACGCGGGCCAGCCACCAGTGTTTCCTTAGTTTCAGGCAGCATCTGAGCTATCTTAGAACCAATGTCAGCACCAACACTGGCACCCTTTAACATTTCCATTCCTTTTGACTTGCCCTGCCCTAACTCTTTCAGTACAGCAAGCTGTTCCTGAATTTCGTCATTAGTCTCACCAACTATGCCATAGTTCTCTTTAAGCCAATCGCGCGTGCGGGGCGAAATATTTTCTTGCTCTTTGCGCATAGCGTTGTAAGCAGCGTAAATTTCGTTCAAGGATTTCGCCTGGTCATTGTTAATGTTTAAAACGCCCCTTGATAAATTAACATCGTCATCGTAACTTTTCAACAATGCAGCTATATCCATTATGTTATTGTTTGCCATTTCGTGTCCCTTTCATTCGTTCTTGGGCAACTATCCTGAACGCTTCAACCAGTGCCCTGTCCTCGTTCCGTACCGCATGCGCATTTGCTAGTCTATCTAGTACGGACGTATGCTGCAGTATAGGCTGCAGTGCAGTTTCACTATCTTTGCTAGTGTCCACCTGCCGTGGTAATCGTTCCTGCTTCGCCAACTGTGTTTGTTGTTCAAGTTTGCCCATTATTATTCCAACTGCCCAGCAAATTAGCAGGGCCAGCATCTCGTTTGTAACCCATTGGTCCATTTGTAACTCCTTCTATTAGGCATGGATACAGCACATAAAAACGTCCTACTACAACTAACGTCCAATGTCCATCAGCCATTCCAATGCCATTATCAATCCAACTGTTTAGTTGATTCTGATTCTTTCGTCTAATTGCTTCTCCAAGCCGTCTATTCTGTGTCCGTTGCTTAAGCATCTCTGCTCCAATGCTATCGTGCGTTCTTGTAGGTGGTTATACTTGTCCTGCCTAGCTTCCAGTCTGGCAATGTCTTGCTTCACACTGTCAATACTAGCACTAAGCATGGTTATTTTCTTGTCCTGCCGAGCAAAGTAAATAACCAGCCCCCACAGAAATATAACGGCTTCTAACAGATTGCCCGCGTTAATCGTGCCGTCAAACTGCATACTAATCTCCTTATACAATAATCCCTATGAAACTAATTATATTCTACCCCACCTAAAAGTAAAATACAATGTAATTTCATAGGGCTTGCTGATTATTGCTCTAAATATTTCTTGGCCTTATCCTGCGAGAAATACTTCCTGTCCTTGAACTCCTGTTTCTTCCCAATGTTGAAACCGTCCACCGGCCGGAAGTATCCCATGACCCGCGTCCACTGTTCACACTCTTGGCGTTCTTCATCTGCCAGTCTAACACCATTGGCCTCCTCATCGTGTCCCTCAGGAAACTCCAGCGGAAGCTCTAACTGTTCAGGTTCTTTCTTTTCTTCACTCATCTTTAATACTCCCATATCAAATTAGGTTCTTTTGTCATATCATCGTCCACGTGAATAAATGACTTAGCAATACCAATGCGGTTAAACCCTGCCGCTATCAGTGCCTGTACGATCAGCCACCGGCTACGGCTATCAGTGCACTTGATATCCACTGCACAACCAACCAAGTGGGAACTGGTACAGCTACCACCGACGTCCTTGTTGTGTTCCATACACCTAAAGGCCGAGTTAAGCACGAACGGTATTCCGGCAATCTCCCTCGCCTTGTTCAGTTTGTCACGGAAGTCCGGCAACAACCCGCCACTGTGGCAGCACGGACACCATTCTTCTTCCTGCTTAAAATAGTTCTTTCTTGTCATTGCTATCCTCCTATGCAATAGTACAGCAGACCGAAATTCACTGCTCCACTAAGGTACTCCGCCCTGTCCTGCGGCCGTGGTAACTTGCACATAACAGCATAACACAGTGCAGTAGCAGGACCAGCAAGGATAAACCAAGCGTTAGGCAGGCAAACGGCAACCAGACAAGCAGTGCTAGTATAGCGCAGCACCAGTCCAGTAACATTGCCCTTGAAGTTGTAATACCCGTTTTCACCGTACAGCCTCCTCAATACCCAGTCAATCCACTTTACTCTGCCTTCATCTTTGCCTTTGTCCAGGACTTGGTAATAGTCCCCATGACTCAGAGCCCAATGAATGGCGAACGCTATCATAACTCCGTACACTCGCCACTCTGTGAAAGATAGCAGGTTCAGGTAATAGAACATTCCGAGAACCAGTTGGAATAGCAGGAGATACTTCCAGAACCGTGTAACATCTCCTAACCTGCCAAGGCCACCGCCAAACCACCGGCGCCAGAAAGCGCCGATGATTATAAACATAATAGCTATCCTATGCAGGTTCCACCAATCAATTAGCTGTCCATCTAACATTAACTTTATCCTTCTTACTGTTTTCCAGTCGCTGGATTTCCCTATCCAGCAGCCACCGCGCCTTCTTCAGGTCCTCGATTTCCTTTGTCGGGTCTTTCATACCGGCACGCCAGATGTATTTGATAGCCCCGCCGCGATTAAAATTGAAGTTCTCCACAACATCGATACACTCAATTCCTGGAACGCGGTCAGTGTAGTGCGGCGGGTGATTTACAGGGTCATTCATTCTTGTTCTCCTCTTCCTGCTTTACAGGTTCTGCTTGTTCCAACGGTTCCTCGGCTTCCTCAGTTTCATTTTCCTTCCACTCATCAAAGCTCAAAATATCTCCGTTCGGGAAAGATAACGTATTGGGAATATCCCTCAAATATTGGATATACTCCAGAATATTCATATACGTCTGTTCGCTGTCTGTTGTTTCAATACCGAGTAACTTTTGCTGTTCGTATCTCTGCACACGCCAAATGATGGATTCTATAGCAGCATCACGCTCAGCGCGGAGTTCAACGGCTAATTCAGCAGAATATTCCTCAGCCGGCGCTTCGCCAGCAAAATAAAAATTCCCGTTTACAAAAACGGGCTCTTTTTCGACTTCGACAATCTCTGACGTTTCAAAGCCGTTTACTTCACAATCACGCATCAAATCATCAAGATTATTGCGATAATGCTTAATTTTTCCGTCCTTAATCAAAGCATAAAACATTACACTTCTCCCTTCGCGTAATAAAATGTTGCTTGAGTCAAAGTAGCAGTGCCTACTTGCGTAAGTATATACGCTATCCCGCCCTTCTGTATTGATACACTGCCTTGCCTGACGGCACCTGCCGCCACGCCAATTCTGAGTGAACCGCAATTTGTCCCATAAATCACAATCGGGGTCGATGACTCATTGACAAAGTATATGTGACCGTTAGCTGGCGCGATATAAGTCTGCTTTACATTTGTAACCGTCTTGTTAACGATATTATCTTCAAATTTGGTCGTGTCAAGAAAACCTAAGCCGCTGATTGTTGACTTGCCAGTTGGGGTAAAATTGCTGGCGTCAATATCAACTTTGTTGCTCAACTGTCCCAAAACAGCACCTGCGTTTATCAGGCTAGCGTCTTGGACTGTTTCGCCGACGTAGTAATATAAACCTTGAGAAGCTTCAGCGCCTTGTCCTTCCGTTTTCCAAGTAAAACCAATAGCGCCTAATCGTGAATCATAAGAACCAACGCTACAAACAAAAGCGTTTGTTCTTCTCTCCTGTATGGCTGGTGTTGGTAAATTATTTACTACTCCGCTGTTTACAAAAGGAAGCATTGTAACATTGTAATCATTTATGGTCGCATAGTTTTTTGCAAGAGATACAGTAAGTGCTGTGGAGGGCGCTGTTGTAGCAGCGTCTCCCCATTGTTCTAATAGACCAGAAGCATATTTACGCCACCTAATAACAATATTGTTTACGATGGATACTCCGCTATCAACAACAAAATCCTTTTTACTTTTTAACGGTAATCTGAACGTCTGGTCATTCTGGTTGATGGCAAAATCATAATCCGTAAACCAAGGAATATTTGGAAGTTCTTGTTTAAAAACGAAGGTGACAATTCTATTATTTTCAACATCTTGAGCAACAACTGAACCATCAGCATTCACTTGTGTTACATATCCAAGAGTGCGTATAGGATAACCTCCATAGAATACAGACCCTACGATTGGGTTTCTTGTTGCAAAAGAAGGAGTATACTCTTCGGTTTCGGGAGTATTCCCTTTAAATTGATAAGCAGTTGTACCTTTAAATTTATCAACTCCTTTGTTCATCTGCTCAACAAGCCAATCATAATAATCAGGATATACAGCTCTTGCGTTATACTGCCCGTTAGATGCCAACCAAGAAGCGTTATACGGAGCATTCTCTGAATACATAGACTGCCCAAAGAAAAATGGGGTGTTAATCTCATATTCCCTGATAGCAGGTAATGTTTCTTCAATACCAGTAGCGACTTGGATATAGTAGGGGTATTGAATCGCTTCCTGCTGAACAGGAGCATTGTCTTGGTATGTTGATGATGAACGGGAAGCACTAAAATCTATACCTTCGGTATTAGCAGCAGGGGCTCCGCTTAAATTAAAACTGGATCCTCTTGTCATTGTAGCAAAGCTTCCTGACACTCTAGAACCTGTATATAAGCCAATCTCCCCAGTAATATTCGGCAAACTCTCATTCACCAAATTCCCGATACCAGACAATCCCAACAAGCCTTGAGGATTAACCACAGCAGGAAGTCTGATTGTGCTGGCTGTATCATCAATCACGAACTTACCTACCTGACCGAATTTTGACAAAGCTTTTTCAGCTTGCCAGTTAGTTTCCGTAGTGAACAGATTAGGAATAGCTGTCTGTACTTTATTCAACCAAGACCTGAAACCGGTAAACTTGGTAGAGGATATTAACTGTCCAGTTAAAGCTCTAGCCATATCCAATGATTCATCAACATACACTGACTGGAAGATAGTCCCAATAGGTATGGCAAGCAGACCGTGGACATCATCAAGTGTATCTTGAGCAGCCTGAGCGCTAGCAGCAGAAGCAGTAGCAGAGTTAGCGCTAGCTGTTGCACTGTTGGCAGAAGCAGTAGCACTATTAGCCGCATTGGTAGCACTGGTATCTGCACTAGCTGCACTGTTAGCCGCACCACTAGCATCGATATGTGCAGTAGCAGCGTAGCTAGCAGCAGTACTTGCACTTGTAGCTGCCTGTTCGGCACTGGTACTTGCAGATGTCGCCTGTTCAGTTGCCGTGGTAGCAGAAGCACTGGCCGTGGTTGCACTGGTACTTGCCGCAGTTTCGCTATTCTTGGCCTCGTTGGCATAGTATTTAGCGGAATAATCAACCGGTTGGCCATCTTCCTCAACCATTCCGTCCATCTTGGTAGCCCACGCCTGAGCCAAGTCCCGTGCAGCTTCCGCACCGTCCAGAATGCCTTCACAACGGTCGATTAAAGCGTTCATCTCTGTAATAGCTTCTTCAATGTCAATCCGCGCCTGAGCTAAAGCAGCGGTAATTTCCTGTACTTCTTCCAAGATAGACTGAATTTCTTCTTCCAGCAGTTTAGCAGTGTCGACCACGTCACTAACTGTATCCAGCACCTTACTGCCAACAACAGCAATAGCCTTGCCACCCCATATCATATACAGAGCGACGTCAATATCTTCCGGATCACTATCATCTATACCGATGAAGAAAGTCCGGTCATAACTTTCATCTGTGTCCCATTCTTCCCAGTTATCAACCGATTTGTAGAAATACGGCTGATTACGCTTGAAGTATTTGCGGGACGGATTTCTCGTTCCTGTCATTTCTATTCTCCTAAACTCAAACTCAAACTCAAACTCAACTCAAACTAACTAGGATTAGAAAGATAACTTCTTAACTCCATACTCAGTTATACCTGTTATAGCCCCGGTTGCTTTGTATACTGAACCGCTAGCTACAAAGAACTGCTGCACCATATTAACGTTAACAGCACGGTCTGCAAGGGCACCAAAGTGGAAAACTTGTACACCATCTATAAAAAAGTTTCCGATTTCCCAATTGTTGACACCAGCACAACTAATAAGCACGCAACAATGTCTACTGGCTGTATACTGCACGTTAACAGCCCTTGCATAACTGGTCTGGCTTGTATCAATTGATGGGAAAAACGTGGGAACTTCACTTGTGTTCCGAGCGCTAATCTGCCTTGTTGTGCTGTTCATAGACAAGAAATTGCTAGCCGGAACACTGGCTGTGGACTGCAACGGCGTCATGTACAGCTTCCCGTAAACGTTGTCCCTCTGTACCGTGGTAATCGGACTGCTAGTGTTCATATTCAGTGCGCCGAAGTTAGTAAGCATATTAGTAATATCTTCCTGCGTAACATTACTAAGGTTCTTAGTTGCAAACTGACTCAAATCAGCCATAATAGGCGTCCCGATACCGTTCGGCGTTACGCCATCGTGGACGTGGATACGTTTCGTAACGCTATCAATAGAGTACACGCCACGCTCGTATACCCAGCTCTCTTGACCGTGGTCATAATAAATATTCTGAATTTGTAATGTCATCTTAATCCTCCTGGAAGCAATGTTGCTCTAATCTCAGACAGCAGGTTACACCCATTGACTGTAATTGTGTGGTTCGTACTATTCTTTAACCCGGTGTAGATATTGTCACGCTGCCAGTTAAAGACCTGCTTATTTACGTTAACGGTTATCGGGGCGTTCTCAGTCTGGCGCCACACTTCATTATCCAACGTATTGCAATCTATAATACCAGAATCAGCATTGCAGTCCATGATTCTATCTATACCAGCGTTCTCTTGGTTGTACACCAGTACGCGATTGCACTTAGAATACAGGCCAGCGTCATACTCATTCAGCCTAATTCCAGTGAACGTTGCACTGGGCTGCAGGACGGTTTCCTCTGTCGCGTAAAACCAGTTATACACAACTTGTTCCACGTCAAACGGTACTATTACATCGTCCCAATGCCACAGTCCATCATCATTGGGCTGCAGTTCAATCCCGGTTACCACCTCTATATCGGTATGGTTGTCAAACTTGCACGGCAAAATGTTACCGCGTTCTTCCCATTGTTGCTGGTATTCCTTGCCCCAGCTCGGCACTTTAAGCGGAGCCATAAGGTCGACCCCGTCCGGATAAAACTGCTCAATACTATCAGCGATATCGAACAAATCCATATTAACCGTCCAGCGTTCCTGCAAACCTGCAATGGTTTCACTGGGGTCATAGGCCAACTGTGTCACGCCAGTGCTAACCCTATGTGTAATGTCGCAGTGCACTATGTTATCAGGATATATCCTGTTCTCGTCAACGTAGGTGTAGACGTGGTTATCAGTAGTTGACAGTTCGTATAACCGGCCATCTTTGGTAATCCCATAGTGACTATCAGGTAGCAATACCGCCCAGAAATACTTTTGCAAGTTGCCGAATGTGCTGGTTTCCATCTGGTAGAAAAACCACTGGTTCTCAGTTTCGCAGCACAGGAAACCGCTAAAGAAGTTAAACAGCCGCACCTTACCGCGGAAATCCTCTGACAAAGCCATAAAAGGATTAACCGTGGTAACGGTTACAGTGAAACTTAAATCGTTAGCAATCTGTATCCTGCATAGTCCCCTGCCCTTAAAGATGGCATACGGCGTGTAGCTAACTGAACTGGTCTGGGCTTCCGGACCGGCTATCACGTAGCCTTGCAGGATACTGGACGAGAACGTAAACGGTATTTCGATATCATCAGTGGCAACCGCCGCCAGAATACCAACCGTAGTGTATACGATAAAGCCGTTCGGAGCCTGCCCGATAGCCTGCAAATGACCGTAGCTGCCCAGCACGGAAATTGCCTGCGACCCTGCACCTGTACCCTGACCGTCAAAGTCCAGTCTATCCGTAACGCTAGACCAACTGACCGTGTCATCAGTCCCGATTATTAGCCGCAATCCGAAGGTGTTGACATAGAACGGAACGTACGGCAAGCTAGACGTAATCTCCGTTACTGAGTACGTATTGCCATCTATCTTCCAGACCGCCACGCCCTTCATACACAAATAATAGTCCCCTTCAATGAAGGTGCTTGACCAGACAGTGTCCCTGTCAAAGTTATATTTGTTGGTAAAGATATACTGTAATCCCTCGTCAGTTCGCAGGTATACCCTTGTCCCAAGCATTAAGAACGGTCCGCAGATACCGGCATTGCGCAGTTCCTCTGCAGTGGTAATCAGCCCAGCCGCATATTCTATTTCGCCACCGAACGCAGACTGCAGATACGTACCAACCGGCAGGTAGTTTTGGCAACTGCTAACTGCAGCTTCCCTCTGCCGTGCCACTGATCCGGGGACGTATGTATTTGTATTAACTGAAATTTGGACTGTTGAAGCCATAAGCCACCTCCGATCTTATCTTAACTACCAACTACACTATCACACTAGGCAGGAAATTGCAATGTAATTATAATAAAGCCCCCCACAGTTACTACACCGTGAGGGCTTCTAATTTATTCCCTAGCCACTAGGCTCCGAAGCAGATACGATAACCTGCCGGGAAGTTCGTGCCGGGAAGCAATCTAATATATGAAGGCAAAACTGAGCCAATCGAGATGAGCGTTGTTTCTCCGCCGCTATCAGTCATTGTACAGAACAGATGATTACAGGACACGTCCCAAGGTATATCTTCTGCTCCACACGAGAACGAAACCGGGTTGAACTCAATCGCCGTAATCGGCTGGCTAGACAATTCCGTATCAACCACGTTAGCAATGCTCGTAGCTTGCCGTTCGTACCCGGTACTAGCCGAGGGCTCCACCCAACCGTGACTTTCAAGCGTATCCGTCTTCAACACGTCTCCAGACAAGCAACCGATATGCCAACTTGTAGCTGTAATGGTTCCGGCCACCAGCTTGGTAATCTTGCTTATTCCTGCATATGTCAAGAAGTTAGGGATAAGCACACCGTTAACTTCATAGAACCCGCCAATAATAGGCTTTCCTCTAAGCTTAGATAAGTCAATCATGTATACACTCCCTTAACCTTTGTCAAATTCAAAAACGCTTTAATATGATTGGCAGCAATCGCTGTCCACACCGAGGAGTTACCAGTGTCTTGGAAAATGTTGTAGATTTCCCGAACAGCGATTGCTTTAACAGCCTCACGATAATCTTCCAGCAGCCAGTTGGTCACCTTCATTCTCGATAGTTTATCCTGCTCCCAGCTACCAAGTGTGGCTACCCATTCCCAGTTCTGAGTGTCAGGATTAAACCATCTGTATTCCCACTCACCGGTTTCACTGTTACGTCTAGCCGGTACCGTGGACAAGTCCTGATAGTATTCCAACCGCGGCTGCAAGATGTAATATGCTATATCAATATGCCCGCCTTTCGGCACTCCAGAGAATATGATATAGTCAGACGCAAAATAATAATAGTTGCCAGCCAGCTCGTCAATCTTCCTTCCCGGCGTCACTGGTATAGGACTAACGCCGTTAGAATACCTGACGAACTGTATGGCTCTAAGATATCTTGGAACGTCCCGCCAATAAAATGGTTGGGTAGACGCCCCGACTGTTTCAATCCTGTCCTCTACCATGTCCTGACTGAACAGTCCCTTCGACTGCAGCTCTCTAACTGCACCATTGCAACAGGTGGTTATGAAATCCTCCTCGCCGCGCCGGTCAGTTATCTCTGCAATCTCCTTTACAAGTTCACTAAACATCTACCCTCACTTTCAGCTAGGCTTTCTTTTCAACCGCGCCTTCCAGTTTCTTTTCGGCTTCCTGCGTTTTCTTCAGGACAGAATTGGAAATCGTTGTTCCCATTTCATCGGCTTTGGCACTGTCTACCAGACCGTCACGTTTGCCGTCCCGTTTATACGCCGGATCTTTCAGAATCATTTCCGCATCTTTTTCGTGCGCATAGATGAAGCCATACGGGTCAGCTTCGTAACGCATTCCTTGCAACACAACAATCTTAACTCCGTAAGGAACTTTAATTTTAACTTGCATTTTAATACTCCTTCAAATTGTTAAAGTGTTCCGAGTAGCCCTACCCACCCACAGTGAACAAAAGAACTACTCGGAATTACCATTTACGGGCTAGGCGCTGCGCCCAGCAAACCAGTAATAACGGCGTGGCACTGTTCTTGACGCAACTGCAAGCCCATCTGCGTTACCATTGCGTTCAGCACAACGAACTTGGGCACGTCAAAGTTGCGGACACGCGTCTTGTCGAAGTACTTGGCCTGCAACAAGGACGGGTTAATCATAACCGCCGTGCCGCGATACGCGACCAATTCATCGAACAAACGATACGGGATCAACCGAACTGTTCCGAAACCGGTTTCCAGTGTCGCAACTTTAATACCGTATTCGGCCATTCCATACGTCAATTCATAATACGAACCGCCAGCATTGCGGATCAAGCTGTTCAATCGGCGGAGGAACGCGGACGATACGAACGCAATGTGTCCCGTGTTGGAACGCCCCTTAACCTGGAATTCCTGCGCCACAGAGAACGCGTCCAGAACCGCGTCCAGTGTAACCGATCCGTCAGGAATGGCAATGCGGTTCGTGGAGATCTGTGACATCACACCGCCGGTCGTGTACAGTTTCTTGTCCTGTCCGTCCTGGTCGCGGATAATATTTTCGGACTTTTTACCGAACATCAATGCACGTTCGACCTGCATCAAGTGGTCGTCCAACGTCCGTTCTTTGATGTACTGCTGCGGATTGTATCCTTCCTTCGTCTTTTCCTTCAGTGCATCTTCGTCCATTTCCGTGGTCGTAACAATCTTCTGAATGAAGTTGTTAAAGAAGCGTGTCTTGAAGTATTTGGACGGCGGCAGATATGAAGCTTCCGGCGTAGCCTGCGCAATCTGAATGAACTGGTCAGTAGCTGTAACAGCAGCAACCTTCGTGCCACCAAAGCCACGGATAACAGTTAACGTGTTGTCAGCCTGAGCCGTAACGTACATGTCTTCACCGGTCGTAACGTTGCTGATAACGGACATCGTCATGTTGCCCGGATCGCCGACCATCGTCAAAGTTTCTGAACCGGCACCGGACGTAGTTGCATTAGCTGCACACGTGAAAATGGGGTAGCCCATCACTTCATCATTCCATTCGAAAATCTTCGAATTGGTCTGCGCGGACGGGATAGCCGACGTAAACGCAAACAGCGTGTTGGCCATTCCGGGATAGCCAACCAAGATTTCACGAGCGGCATCGTTCAAGAAGAAGTCACCGCCGGCCAAGCCAGACGTGAAAATCCCTCTAATACCTAACTTTTGAGTCATTTGTATCACCTTTCAAATTAACGTTAACGAAAGTTTGCCCAAATGTCATCGTTAATAGAACTTCCGTCTGTCTGCTTAGCCTGTGTCGGTTCTTGAATGGCATTCGGTATATTCTTTTTAAAGTAAGCAACGACGAGATTGGCAGCTTCCTGCGGACTCTTGCCCTTAGCCAGCGCTTTTTCATACACTGTCTGCACCACCGGACGGTACTGTGCTTTCTTCAAGTCAGGGTACGGAGCCAACGTGGACTTCAATATCTGAGCCTGTTCACGTACCGTGAACTCTCTGCTCTGATTCTGCATCGCGGACTTAATTGCGTCATCTGCAAACTTACGTGCAACCAGCAATGCGTCCTGCAAACTGCGCTGATACATCGAATTGAACGCCTGCTTCAGCGACATTGCAATGGCCTGAGGGTCTGCTTCACTAAGCTGCTTCGCGAACTGCTCCGCGTTAAAGATGCCGTCCACGACCTGCATACCGTAATCATCAATAGCAGTTTTGAAGTCCTTTTTCGGTTCCGTAGCCTGCGGCTGTACCTGTTCCTGCGCACGAGCCTGAGCCGCCAAAGCTTGCCCATCTCCATCGTTTGTAGGTACATTATCGCTCAACAGTTCGTCAAAGTCAATGTTATTTTCATCAAAATCACTCTTCTGTGTGAGTTTTGTTTCCTTAACAGGTTCCGGTCTGCCGCCGATAATTGTAATTTCGTCACCGTCGTCACCACCGAACGGATCACTTCCCGGTGCAGGTAACTGTGACGCAGGGCTACCGCCGATATCCATTCCGTTGTTAACTGTCTGTTCTCTGTTTTCTACTTCACTCATTTGTTTAACTCCTCAAAATATTACACGATCATATCTGCAGGCATTTCTCCGCCCAAGCTCTCAAGCAACGCAGCTTCAGGGCTCTGTGGAGGTATTCCGGCCTGCGGCGGAACGCCAATAGGCAATGCATTCGGCCCGGCAACTTGTCCCATTCCACTCATATCAGGACTGCCAGCCGGCACCAGCTCATTCGGAACGGCCTGTGCCTGTCCTGCCGGCATCATAACCGGACGCTTGAACTGGTTAAAATCAACCTTCGCACCTCTCTGTTGCAGCATATAGTTCAGTGCACGGTAGATGTCGAAGTTCTGAGCCGCGGCCGGTAATTGCAATAGACTGTTAATAGCCTCCTGCATAGCCTGTGCATTGGCTAACCTATCCAGCCCAGCCAGACCATCTGCAATGTTATACTGCAAATCCAATCCGACAAACTGACTAATAGGCTGCAGCTGTGCCTCACCGGTATCCGGATTTATCACCGTCAAGTTTTCCTCATTCGCCAGTACATTGCAGGCCATCATCTGCCGCAACGGTGCCATCATCTGGCTATCCACCTCGTACGCGACCTTGATGTTCCGCTTGTTTCCGGCCTGAACCGTAGCCGCAGCCTGATACTGCGTAGCTCTTTCCAAGCTCGAAATCTGCTTCAGCATATCCGTCGGGAATATCTGTTGCATCAGTTCTAGTGCATAGCTAATGTCCTGTGCCACATTACCAACATCAGTCGGCTGGCTCAGCGGCACCACGGCGTCCCGCAATGGTTTATCACTATCAACCATATTTGCAATCACGAAACCGCCGGCCTTACCAGCGTCCGACAAGTCCTGCAAATTGAACACGCCCTGCGTAATGCCAACACAACCACCGGAAATGTTCTTCAACAGTGCTCTCTGATAGCCACTAAACACGTACGAAATGAACCGCTGAAACGGTAACAGCTGACTGGCCAGTCCCCCGTCGCAGTTATACGGTGTTTCAGGATCGAAGCAGAATCCTGCAAACGGAATGTACGGACTATCGTGCCGTTCCAAGTTTACAATCTTCCGTTCTGCTCCCAACAGTGTAATACGCCAGATTTCCGGTTCCGGACTGTCGCCCAGCTTAAATGCCTTCTGGAACAGCTTCAGGTACAGTGTAATGACCGAGTCCCCGTACACGTTCTCAATGCCACTATCCGGCGGGCAGATGTAGTCGTTGTTAGCAGTGTTCTGGAAATACGGACTGAAATGCTCATCAGGAGAGCACAACGTCCACTCTCCACTGCGCAGTTTATCGTATATCTTTATCTGACTCTCCAGACTAACGTACCCAGCGAATTCCCCGTCCCGGAATATCCTCGACGGAGGGCAGCGGGTATCTAAGATGAGGTTAAATGGGTCGGCAGGGATTAGCTTGTTGCCAGTCTGCATCTGAATGCCGCTGTCCACGCTACCATCATCAGCCACAGCCTGTACCGGAATAGGTTCGTTCACGTAATCGATAAACAATCCTCCCAAGTTCCCAACAAAACCGCGAGTAAAAGCGGTTTCAATTGCAGTGCGGTGGTTAAACCGCTGTCCTTCCTTCACCAACTCAGCAGCAATAGCATTGGCCTGCGCCTGTTTACTGGGCTCGGAACTGGCAATCCATATCCCGTCCTCTACCGTAATAGTGTTGGTCAGAAATGCAATCGCGTTCTCGAGGTGCGACTTAGTTACTTGCGGGTTAACAGGCGGAGGTGCAGTCGGATGCCCATCTTTCCACTCGGCTAACAGTTGTAAATCGGTCGTGGATAGCTTTACCACGCCATTATACTCTTTCACAATCGCTGTTAGGTTTTCCCGTCTACCCTTCAGAGTCTCGTTAAAGAACCGCGTCAGGATATCAATACAGTACTTTTGCAGGTCACACTTACCAACCGGATCCATCGTGTTTAACAAATGGTCTTTATGGTACAGTGTATCGCCCGGCAGTCCGGACTGCACAGGTTCTACCTTCTTTTTGTTAATATTAACTCTTCCAGCCATTTTATAGCTCCTTGTTATAATAACCCACTAGCGGGTTACTAACTTTATAGCACAGCCCGCTAGCATTGTCAAGTGTTATTTTAATTTTTCCGATAAGCTATCGGCAAATAATCCGCAATATTATCTCCAGTTCCACTGCCCTTCGGCACGTCCAGCATATCGTACCCTGTTACACTGCCCAGTCCCATCTCATCTATCATTCTAAGCAGCGGATCGCCCACCGATTTCCTCATCAGGTGCCGATAATTCTGGGCTGCAATGGTAATCATAGCGTGGCAGTCCACAATATCATCATGAATGGCCTTCTTATTGCTAGCCAGGCTAACCTTGTTCAGCTGATCTATTACAAACCACTGGTTCCGGGCTAGCCGATAAGTGTGATTGCGCAGCATACTGACCCAGCTGTTAATCCGAACTATCTTACTAGCCCGCGACTGTATCGGTTTTACCTTTACCCTGCTGGTCAATCCACGTTTTGCCAGCAACATATCTATAATCGGGAGCAGAGCTTTCTGATAGGCAATAGCTTCAATACAAATCAGCGGGAGTTGCCAATACAGGGACAGTTCGATAGCCTTATTCAGCAGTGCAATCGGATCCATACCTTTACGATGGAAGCAATAACAGCTGTTCCACGCCCCTTTATGCCAGCCATGCACTACAATTGCACTCTCATCTGCTCTCAAGCTATCAGAAATAGCCGGGTCTATCGTAATGCAGCCATACTCGATATCGTCCGGGTACAGTTCCTGCCGATATTCTATATCCGACGGGCTCAGCAGTCCCATATCGTCATCATCAACACGGCTCATTTTCTGTGCCAGCCACGTTGCCTTCAGTCCCATCTGACAATACTGCTTAAACTCGGCCAGCAAACGTGGCAGTGGGAACCGTTCCGGCCACAGGCTAGTGCCATCTTCCTTAATAGCCGAGAGTACGATACTGTGCCAATCGGAAAGTTGCGGCAGTTCAGCTATCAGGGACTGTTTCTTGTTCATGTTCCCAATGTATACGACTCGTTTGTTGTCTTCGTCCATCAAAAACAGCAGCGTTTCAAAGAACCACGTCTTGGTATCCTCGTAATTGTCCTCTGTATCACTATCCTTCGCCTGCTCTATATCGTCACAGATAATGAGATTAGGACGCATGTTGTGTACGTTCATACCTTGCAGGGCACTGTCCCGGCCGCGTGCATAGAGAATCTTGTACTGCCCGTTCTGCACGAACTCATATTCCCCAATACCATCACGGCTCACAATCTCCTCCACCTTCCCGTACAACTGTTGGAAGAACTGCGAACATATAATACGGTAGATTTCCCTAGTACTGTTAACCGCGTCCTTAATGGTCTTGTTAACCACAACCACGAACGGGCTGCTGTTCTCCATCAGTACCTTGGCGGCAGTAGCACGTGCAATCATCGTCTTAGCATGACCACGTGGACAGACACAAACTAAGTTACTGATAGCCGGATCGCACATTGCATTGAGCAGTTCGCAATGAAAATCAGGGATATCTTTGGTCAGGTCCGGATAACATTTGAGGAGATAAAACCGTTGGTTGACCCTGCACAGTTCCCGTGCCTCGGCTACCGTACCGGTAATGACCTCTTCCGGCGTGGCTGCTAATTGTACCTGTGACTCTTCCACTGTGGCACGAGTGGTATCAACCGAGGAAAGTATTGCTTCAGGCGGTGGTATGCTCATCTTAGTTCTCCTCCCCTTCCACAAAAGCCCTAACTAAAATATCTTCAACTCCGACTTCTTGTTCCGCTACGGTTCCAGCTCCTGCTCCGTCAATATCGTCCAGCATAGCGTCCGTAATAACAATGTCCTCGGTGTGGTAGCTGGGCTTGGGACGTGGAACAGGATTGTTCATAGAGGGATTATAGGAGTTTACATACGCGGGCGGGTAGGAGATCCTCGGCTCAGCCTTCGGCTCTTGTTGTGATTGTGAAGTAGCAGTAGCGTCAGCAGTAGCGGTAGGTTGCATCAACTGTTCCCGGCCCTTCGGGCGCTGTTCCTTGTTAGCAGGGTTATAGCCTAATGCAGCCTGCATTAACCGATCAGTGTCCAGTCCGTTGGTAACACTCTTGCTCTCATCGTCAAACTCAATGATCCGTTCCCGTATCGGCTGGGTTTCAATGGCCTTCTTCAGCACGTCGGACAGGTTGATGACAATCTGGGTGTTAGCCGTGAAGGCTGTCTTGCGTTCCTGTTCCATCTTCCGCTCTTCTTGCCGGACTTTAGTAGCGTACTTGAGAGCGTCCAACACGAACTCCGGACTGCACAGACCGCTGGATATATTGCGCATTGTGGCAGTCAGGGCCTGCTTCTCCAGCGATTTGATACTGATATCAACCTCCACTGGCAGTACTTCAGCCGTGGCCTTCGCTTTATCAAAGGCTTCCTTGTACAGCTCGGTGTCTTGCAGCTGGTCCCATTCCATCTGCGTCAGCGCGGCAATGGTCTTCAGGTTATCGTCGCTGACGCCATTAACTTTAAGCTTAGCCAGCTTCTCGGCCAGCCTCTTCTGTTCATCTTCGTTTGTCGGTATTGGCATTGTCTTAACTCCTCTGTTCCGCCGGGCTCACTACGTTCGCCATCAGGTTTTCTAGTTCATCATTTGGCTCATTTTGTACACTATTTGAACTTTTCCAGCTCGCTTGCTTTAGTACATGCTTGAGTCCCTGCTTGAGCTGGCGATAGCTTGATTGCTTGCCTACCTCCAGCTCGCTTCGCTCGCGGCTCCTCTATGGTTCCTCTGCAGTTGGTGGTTGGCGATAGCTGGTAGAATGAGGGAACGATCACACGTTTCCAGGTCCCTTCGGGACGGTCTAGCCGGCGGTGGTAATCTTCTTGATAGCAGCATAGCACACCTGGCAGGACGTTGTCAAGTGTTATTTCCATTATTTCTGCTCTGCTTACCTTCGGTTTTCTTTAGGGCATTGGGAATGGTAGTGTTGTTGGGGGAAATTTTTGGGAAAAATTTTGGGGGACATAATATGTTAAGCCGCCCCTTGCCCGTAAAAATAGGGGGCATATACCCCCTATCTCTAAAAATAGTAGTAATGGTAGCAGCTAAGACTAGGCATTAACTGCCTGTCCAGCAGTCCAAAGCGTGATCGCCTCAAGGGTCTGGCTGTCGGATAATCCGAACTCTTTCCCTTTTGCGAGGGCAGTAGCCAGCTGGACGTTCTTGTGGGTGTTCAAGAATGCTATGAAGTCGGCTTTCGGTGTGGGTTTGGATTGAGCCTTTTCAAAGGCCTTTACGTCAAAGTAATCGGCGAAAGACGCCAAGATACTAGCTACCTTGTCATAATCGCCCTTCAGCCTATTTTCAGCAACATACTGAACTTGACGGGCTAAGCTTGTTTGCGGATCGTTATCTACCCGCACCTGCTTAATGTCACAAAGCAGGGTAAGGTAGGCGGTTAACAGGTACTGCACTTCACGTGACAGCTCTTTGTACTGGCTAGCAATCTCAACCGCTTTAGCGTTCAATTCTTTGTTGCCGTTCTGGGTTTTCTTTTCGTTAATCGTAAACATGATAAAATCCTTTCTAATCATAAAAGTTAATCGGGAATACCCGAATCGAATCGCCGTGACTCGATAGCCCACTACATAGGCGAATAGGCGAAACAATGCAAGCGAAAAATGCAGAACATTCATTCCGGTAACGGTTAAAAGGTACAAGTCTTTGAAAACAAACAATAAACTTTTTGTTATAAATACGCTTACAAAACGTGATACGGTTAATGTTCTATCTTTGTTCACGGGTTAGAGCAAGTACGATTGCCTATTTTATAGGCATAGTTTTAATTGTTTCGTTTTTCCTATCTGCTCTCTTTAATTGTACTTTTCCCTGCTTTCTGTTCTTGTTATGTTCTTGTTATGTTCTTTGCTCTCTGCTCTGTCCTTGCTCTGACCTATAACGTACCTGATAAACGAAACCGATCACCTGATTGAATCCTGATCGGTAGACTTTCTGGCTATTCTGTCTATTAGTCCAATTCCCGCCATTCCGTCTAATTTTGTCCATTTTCCGTCCAGCCATAGGTATATTATGCTTGCCTCCCGTTATTATGGGCTATAGCTAGGGCTAAAGCTACCGCTCCGTTAGGCTATATTATGCGCGCCTCCCGTTATCCTGCCCTACTATCGTTCCTAGTTCCACTCATAGTTCCATCTAAAACTACCGCTAACTGCTCTGCCCTACCCACTAAACTACTCTAAACCACACCCAAAGAGCTAAAACTAGGCTAGTGTAGCGGTAAACTAACATTACAAGGGTATCCAAATAGGGTCAAAAATGGCAGGTGTAATTTTTTATTACTCTACAATATAATGTAATATGTAAATTTACATATTACAAACGTTTGTCGAAAGTCTTAGTATTTACTACTATCCATACCGCTAATCTTCCTAACACTGCCGCCGCTCCGCTTCGCTAAGCCTACGGCTAATCCTATCCCTACCAATGCCCTGCTCCGCTACTCTATGCCTATCCTATCCCTACCAATTATTCCTCTACAGCTATCGCTACGCTCCGCTATCTTGTTACTGCTACTGCTACTGTTACTCCCAACTATCCTTATAAGACAATCAATGTTCTGTTTTCTTTCTTTGCTTCTTTCTTTCTTTGCCCAGCGTTCCGCCCAGCTCCGCTGTTCTGCCTTACCTGCCGTCCTGCTGCCCTTTTGCGCTATATGACCTTTTGCATACTTGACAAGCTGAAAGCCGCAGAAATCCTCGATTTTGGCATATGACTTAAGATATACTTGACAAGCACTTTCGGTCTGGCTATAATGGGCTTGTTCGTTGCGAAATGCGGCTTGCGGTATAATATATATAATATAGCAACCGCTAGGCAACACTAGCCAATAACAATAGTATAATATGAATATAGGAGTTACCACAATGGCAATAGTAAAACACTACTACAAAGACAAACTACCGCCTAAGGTTATTAGCCTGATAGAGTGGCTTATAATAAAAAGTAACACTCAAAGCCACAGTAGCTTTAATGATGTTAACGGCAAGACGGAATATATAGTATTCCTGCTTACTCACCGTAAAGTTACAGTCGTCATAGACAAAACTAACAACGGCGATATAACCTTTAGAATGGAAAGTGAAAATGCCTAAGATTACCATCGCACGCTATCTCATAGCATTCACAGTTATGCTCATAGGCTTCCTGCCTATGGGCTACACAGCACTCTTAACACCCGACTACCTCCAACTAACCGATTACCTCTGTGCTATCATAGGCTTCCTGCTAGCCGTGCATATCACAGAGGTTAAGGTAGGTGCTAATGGTAACGATCAACCTTAGCCCTTCCCAGTATCGGGTAGTCCACAGTGCAGTCGAGTGTAACAGGGAGTGTAGCAGTACGGCTAGAGCCTCTCGAATGTCGCAAGCTACCGTCCCAGCTACGCCAACAGCTACCGCCTCAAGTGCTAAGGCTAAAGCTAAGATAACTGTCAAGCTAACCATGCCCGATACCCACCCAATTTACGGTATAGTGAACTTAGCCCTGCTAGCCGTATCAATCTATCTGTTATGGGCTAACTTTATATAACTAGTCAAAGGAGAAATAATATGACTAACTTCGAAAACACTACCACCGCTAACGCTATTGCAAACCCTGATAAGGACAAGGATAAACTGTTACGGATTATCTGGTCGCACTTCCCAGATACCGATCCTAGCCAGTTCTACGATAACTGCCAATCGGGGCGCCTGTTAGGATTAGCCCCAGAGGAAGCCCAAAAAGTACGGAACTGCTACCAAGCTATCCGCAATAACGGCTTACTCCCGCTGTTCTGGCAAGAGTTCAAAGCCTACCGTCAGACTGTTAAGGATAAATACCGTACCAATACAGCTAGCAGGAAAAAGAGGTGGTGTAGTGACGATGTAGTCCACGATAGCCCGAATATCTGGAAGTGGAACGGTATCACCGCTATCGTGGACACACTGTCCCGTTCCATTAAAATCATCGATACTACTACAGCCCTCTACCGCTACTGCTACCAGCTTGACTATTCTTGGAACCCGCTACCCACTACTAACCCCAGTATGGCGGAACTGAACAGGGTAAAGAAAGCTATGCGTGCTAAGGGGCTGATACAGGAGATTAACAGGGCTATCTCCGAATTAGGCTAACCGCTAGCAAGGAGTACCACAATATGAGTAGTACCATATATGATAAAGAGCCGCTAACAGTTTACTGTTACCTAACCGCTCTACCACTCTTTGAATTAGACGATAACACTATTGCCTACTACCAGTCCCTAGACCCCAGCGGCAAGAACTTGGAACACCTGCTAGCAACTGGCTATACCCACCCTGCTACACGGTTCCTAAAAGATGGATACTTCCGTCTAGCGGAAACCTGCCCGTCTATATTCCTGTGCTGGCTACTGCACAAATTCATCACGCTACCAGTAGCGCAGTTCCCGTTGGAAAGTTACAGCACACTAGAGGCTAGAGCTACCATCTCACAGGACATTATCAGCTACTATGAAGCGGACTTGATAACGGACGAGCTGGTAGATAACCTTATCAGTACCATGCAAGCCGTACCGTTTATACATAACAAAGCCGCTTGCACTATCTCACTATCAGACCCTACCAGTCTAAAGGTATCTGATATAGAGATGCTGATAGAGAAAACTAGGACGGAAGCTAGGAAAGTAGAAACACGGGACGTTATCCGTATCCTTAGCAACTACCAGATAGACTGGAAAGCTAACAATGAAGTAGCCGAATTCCTGTACCGCTACTGGAACAATAGCTGGACTGGCGATTACAAGGATAGTCCGAGGGCTAAGATACGTAAAGAGGTTACCCGCCGCACTAGAGTTATCACGGCACTAGACCTTATCGATCCGTTCCCGTATGCTACTGAGCACTTGCTATCCGCTCAGCCCAAGCCTACCGTGCAGTACAATCAGCGCAAGGCGGAAAACGCTAGCAATGCTCTGTTAGCACTAGCCAGCCTGCTATCCAACGTCAAGAAAACCAGTTAGCAGTGCACTAGAAAATAGTTCTTGACAATTTACTACCTGTATGCTATAAGTTATAGTATCAGCTGAACGGACTAGGACGTTTGCATTAGCTAAGTAGCCCGTTCAGTTCCTAACACTAACATATCATTAACACTAACTAAGGAGTTTATTATGACTGAAGAAGTTAAGGAAAAGAAAGTAGCTGTTCGTAGCCTGTTGTTCGCTACCGAAGAAGAAGCACTGAACCGTATCACGGAAAAAGAATACGAATGTCCCGATGATATCACGGTACAAGAAGTCCAGACGGAATTGCCGACTAAAGTACGTGTACAGTTACAGGGCAAGACGGTGGTAGCTATCGGCTACATTCCCGTAGCCAAGTTCGACTTATCTGTATTCACTCCGAAAGAAGATGAAACGGAAGAAGAAACTACCGCCCGTATAAAAATGGCACAGAAAACGGTAGAGTTAATCGATACCATCTTGGAAAAAGAATCATTGCGGTTAGCTAAAGCCGATGTATTCCCGTCTAACTTCGAATCATTCTTGGATAACCTTACGGCTACTCGTACCGCTGCGGAAATCACCGTTAAGGAAACCAATGAACTTATTAAAGAATGGTTGCGTGCTAACAATGCCGCTGCCCGTGAACATAAAAAGCCGGTATTCTTTGATAGCCAGTCCAAGCTGTCCGAATGCATTAAGTCCCGCGCTAGCAGCTTACAGTTCTTCTCCAAGTCCGCCGCCGATAAGGTGGATATCCTGTTAAAGAAGTATTACGAAATGCTTCGTACGTACTTCCAATTCAAAGAAAAATCTACCACCGTACTGGATAAATGGTGGAATAACCGTACGGCCGGCACTAAGGAAGAAATCATCTTGGATAATCTGGACGACCTTATCTAATCCAGCTACCATTTATGACCTCCCTACCCTAGTTTGACATATAACATATTAGGGCAGGCTAGAAATAGCTTGCCCTTTTATTTGCCACTAACCCTAGTACAGATATGGAGTATAATTAGAATGCCTACATTACAAGAGATTATCGAAGCTAAGAAAGCCGCCTTACAGAAACAGCGGGAAAAGGAACAGCGCAAGTTAGACAAAACTATCGTTAGTTCCTATGGCTTTACGAACGTTGCTACTTCCACACAGAAAGAGGATAAGATAGCAAGGAAGACTGCCGCTAGCGGTACACTGGAAGAAGATGCTAACGTTACGGGTATCTTACAGACAAAGGATTTAGATACTATACAGTTAGACCCCAGCCAAGAAGAAGCCCTGCAAATAATACAGTCCCACAAACAGGTAGCACTAACAGGGGCGGCTGGTACAGGTAAGACTACTATTGTCCGTGCCTTAATCCGAAAGTTCACTAGCATAGTTCACGTTGAACACGCTAGAGTTGGCACGTGCTTGGATACATTCTTCGTATCGTTAACCGGTAAAGCCGTAGCGCAGATGCGGTTAGTATTACCGCACGAATACGCTAAGTCCTGCATGACTATCCACACTTGCCTTGCGGTCTACCCTGAGAACTACCAAGACGATAGCGACAAAACCAAGATGCGCTACGTCCCGACCTACACTAGCGTTAACAAGTTACCGTGTAAGCGGATATTCATAGACGAGTCGACAATGTGCGATGTGCATTTATGGAATCAGTTACGGGACGCTTTGCCGGACGACTGCCAAGTTATCTTTATCGGTGACATTAACCAGTTACCGCCTGTAGCAGGACAGCCTATTCTTATCCACGCCCTGATGAAGTTTCCCTATGCAACACTGGAAAAGGTACACCGCCAAGCACTTAACAACCCAGTCCTTGCCGCTAGCCAGCTTATCTTACACGGACAGCCTATTGCTACCACTAACGGAATGGTTATTCGGCAGGTACGCAATGACCCGTACGATGCCAGCTACCAGATAATAGAAAAGCTCATCAGTTTGTACAAGGCAGGCAAGTATGACCCGATGCAAGACCAGATTATAACGGCAGGTAATAGCGGGGCGTTAGGGCAAGAAGAACTGAACATAGCCCTGTTACCGCATCTTACCAAGAACGAGATGCACAAAGTATTCTTTGCCCGCCGTTTCAGGGTGTTATCGGTAGGCACTAAGGTTATGTATACTGAGAACGATTACGGGCTGGGTATCTTTAACGGGTTGCAGGGCGTAGTAAAGTCTATCGTTCCCAATCCCGAGGCCGACCCCGAACTGGAACTGGAAGCTAGCATCTTCGGTAGCGAGTTAAAGCTAGAGGATATTAGCGACTTGGAAGACTTCACGGACTACAAACAGCATGAAGCTGAGGGCGTAGGTAGCAAGGAAGATTTAGATGATGACGATGCAGGACGGCAGGCTAGCCATATCGTTACCGTCCTGTTTAACGATGGCACGGAAGTGGCACTAAGCAAGGCTAAGCATATCAACAACTTGCAGATAGCGTTTGCCTGTACCTGCCATAAAATGCAGGGTAGCGAATGCCGCAAAGCATTTATCATTGTTCACAAATCCCAAGCTATCCACCATTCCCGTGAATGGTTATACACGGCAGTAACGAGGGCTAAGGAAAGCTGCATGATTTTCACTAGCACTACCATTACCAAGAAGAAGACTAACAAGGTAGACGATGACGGTAACGCTATCCAGACCAGAGCGGCTAACGAGTCCCTTAATACCAGTATCCAGCAGTGTATCGACTCGCCCCGCATATTAGGTAGAACTACCGCTGAGAAAATCCGTAGTTACTATAACTACACTAAAGTAAATGCAACAAAGGAGCTTCCTAAATGGCTTCCAGAAATGTAACAGCTATCAGCAAGAGGTTAGCAGGGCTAGTAATAGCCTTGCTAATCTTCCCACTCATTCCACTAATCATAACAGCGGAGCAAAGCAGATGATAACTAGAGAACAATTCTATGAACAGGTACGGGCTAACAAAGTCCGCTTGCGAACCCTAGTGCTAGTCGGTAGTGCTAACGATAAAGCAGACTTCATAAACCAGACGGCTATCTTAGACTATTGCTCCGCCGCAGAACGCCCGCTATTCCTAGCTATGCAATTCCGGACTACGTTAGTAAAGGCTTACCTGATGTCTATGCTTAAACAACCGCTGTACAAATCCACTCTGTACGCCATACCGTTTAACCTTGCCGCTAACCCGCAATCATTCATTAACGCTATGCACGTTCAGAAAACTAGACTGCTAGCTGATGCTACCGGCGAGGCTAGACAGGACTTATATAACGCTACCCGCGATAAAATGTACCACGAATTTGTAGCTAGCCCTACTTGTAACGATAGCGGTAACGATAGCGGTAACAATAATGATAATACAGAACAAAGCCCGTATTCACTCGTTACGGTGGCACCGATTCTGTCCCTGCTAGAGCTACCGTTCTGGCTGGTCAAGTTCACACGCACGCCAAAAGGTGAAGGGCGGAAGTGGACAGGTGAATTGCCCAAGCCGCCGGACAATCTCAACACAAATCTATTCGTAGTGACTGAGGACTTCGGTGTTCAGTCGCCGACTAACAATCCCAACCTCGCTACCAAACCATATAAGCGGGACGGTAAAGAGGTAGTATTAACTGATGAACTTTTAGAGGAGTTATGACAATGAAATTACCTATTATGTATACCTCGTTCGAGGAACGCCAAAGGATTAACGACCTGTTCGGAGCCGACTATTATGGCTTTAGCGTGGACAGGAAGACTAACAGTCTGGTAGTCACCGCTTACGAGAACGACAAGAAGACAGTTAAAGGAACGTATAACGTAACGACCAGTTTCCAGTTCGGCATTCCCACCTGCTATCCACAACTCTTACCGCGTGAAGCGTTCCTGTTAGGCGTTACACTCTGTATGGTAGACGGTGAGCCTGCCTACTTTATAGGCGCGGAAAGCTTGCAGTATGCCCCTGACGACCGCCAGTACTTCGCAGTTATCATGATCGAAGAAGACTCTGACGGGCACGCTAAGAGGGTCAACGATATCGATAACTTCATTACCTTGCTAGCTCCGGTCATGGACGCACAGGCACTGTATCAGCCTACCGATGATGATGACGACTATGTCATTCCAGCAGAATAGCAATAGCCAACCACCAATAACTAAGGAGGCTACTAATGCCTACACTACAAGAAATACTAGCGGCTAAGAAGCTAGCACAAGCTAAGGCTACCGCTAACGCTCCCGCTCCCACTCCCAATACCAATCCCAGTACCAATACCAGTAAAGTCGTACAGGGGACAGCGGTGGTAGCAGGGCAACCTACGGCAACTGTATCGGAATCAGAGATAGCGGTAGCACCTACGGAAGAACCAAAGATGGACGCCAAGCCCGTATTCACTCCTTCCAATGCTACGCCAACACCACAAGAGCCGCCACAGGAACCACCGCAGTTTGCCAAGAACCTAGCAGAGGAACTACGCAGTATGGCACAAGAGCAGGACTGGCTGGACGTGGAACAGAGTGCTAACAGCCTGAACGAAATCCTGTCCGTCATACTCGATCTGCCATATCCGCCGGACGTGTTCATCGATGAGTGCATTGACAGTGCGGCTATAGCTTTGGAAAACCAGAAGAACCGTTACCTGCACGATGTCCTGAACGGGAAGAAGCAGAGCGGCAAACGGCAGAAAGCCAGTGCGGATATGAGTCCGTTGCAGCAGGCCATTGAGTTGGATAAGCTGGGCGATGACGATATATTCGTATTCGATCCACTAGCTGGGATAGGAGGGTAGCATGACAAACAAGATTATACTTTCCAGTTCGACTATCCAGTCCGTCCTGACGTGCCCGCGCAAGTTTATTCTGAACTACGCTAACCCGCACCGCACGGAATCACTTGCCACTGGCGTGGGAACTGCGGTGCACCAAGCCCTGCAGACTGCAACGGAACATTCTCTGGAACCGGACAGTTACCGGCAAGGATTAAAGGCTTTGTTGCGTAGCTATCCTCACCAGTTATTCTTGGACGCCAGCACTCGGGAACGGGCTAACCGTTCGCTCTTATCGTGTGCAGTAGCAGTCGAGAATACCTTGCAGCAGCTGAACCAGCAGGGAATGAAGCTGGCACAGATTAACGGGAAGCCGGCCAGTGAAGTGGACTTCCTGCTGGATTTAGTTGGAACTGCGCCGCAGGCTGGAGATGTTGCCTTTGCCTATTCCGGCTCTATTGACAGTGTGTTTGTCGATACGGGCGGGCAGGTTATCATTACGGACTACAAGACCACGACAAAGGACATTCACTTGGCGCAGTTGCAGTACCAAAAATCGTTGCAGGCCTGCATCTACGCTATCGTCCTGTCTAACGCTCTTGGTATCCAGCCGACTGATATTGACTACCAGTACATTATCATTAAGCTGGATAACACGTTCGGGGAAGTTGCGTTTGAACGGCACAGGATAACGGCGGATAGTATAGAAGATGCCCGCAGGTACTTGGCATTCTATACTACCTCCCTGCAGTCCTGCTTCCGTGCTAACTACTTCCCACCGCACAGCGGCTCCTGCACACAGTTCAACAGGCAGTGCTATTTCTGCGACCAGTGTAACAATCACCAGTGCGAGATAGCCGTGCGGGAAGCCCTGTCGTTACCGGACACTTACCGTTACGCCTACCTCGAAACAGGTAAAACAGATTACGACATTAGAGGAGTATTAGTCCTATGAGAGTACCAACAATACCTGATATATTTGCATTGTTTTGGGGCGTTCCCAAATCAGGCAAGACCACATGGGCATTGGAGCCGTGCAATAGCAATTTTAGCATCACGGTTCTAGACCTAGAAAACAACTTATTCCCTGCCACTCGTCACCAGAACGTAGGTAACATCCAAGTTATCCCGCTGAACTGGTCAGGTGAAGCTACGGTCAATCCTGTTATTATATTTTTGCGGGCATTGCGCAATGCTTACACAACACCTTTTATCTGGGACTGCACAGCTAAACAGAAAGCTACAGCTGTCCTAGACCCAACACATGAGTATTGCAGGATAGACCTTAAACAAAGCACAACTCGTGACATTCTCGTTCTAGATAGCTGGTCGGTATTCTGTAATCAGTGCTACGCAGGGAAAGACAAGAAGCACTACTCATTTGATTATACTACAGATGATTACATTACGCAACCGCAGTATAACGTATTTGTTCGTGAAGCCAATGCTGCATTGGATATTCTCAAGTCCTGTAAGATTCCGACTAAAGTCGTGCTAGCTCACGAGTATACGGAAGCAGGGCTGACGTTCCCAATTTCAGTTACCAAAGCGCACGGACAAAACCTTGAAGCACAGTTCAGTCTTGCGGCGAGGTTCAAGGATGGTAACATAGATACGACATCTAAGATGGGCGGAGGCTTAGTGAACAAGATGAAAAAACCTCTTGACAGCTATACCTTTTCTATGTTATTATCAGAATTGAAGCTGGAGAAGCCGGCCAGTTTCGAGCCCAGCAAAGCATTCCACTTTGCAATGGGCGATGAGATGCAAGAGTTTGTAAACAAAGCTAGTGCATTGACGGCAAAGACTAATGTTAACGTTAACCTTAGTTCAAAGTAAACCACATTAACCAGACACTTAAATAGGAGTATTTACAATGGAAACAAGAGATTTAGCAGTTACAGCAACAGGTGAAGTTGAAGCAGCATCGTTAGGCATCACGCCGGGATATGGCTACCACGTAGTAATTAAAGAAATGAAACTGCAGGAAAAAACCGGCACGTCCAAAAAGGGTCAGCCGTTCCGTATCGTCTGCGCAGACTTTACCTGTCAGGTTATTAACTGCTTGTCGGAAGATATTTCCGAAGCATCGTGCAAAGGACAGTTGGTGCACATGCGCATTAACAACCGTCCGGAAGAACCCGATGATCGTATCTTGTCATACATCAAAGGTTTGATGCGCGATTGCGGAATTACACTGGACGATTACAGTTCATCGGAAGTTATTGCAGGCGACGTTGTTGGCAAGGAATTCGATTGCATGGTCAAGGAAGACAAGATGGGCTATGCCTACATTTCCACCAACACATTGCGGGCTTTGAACCGCTAATCAAACACTACCCTAGTTGACAGAGAATAGAGGCAGGGCAGTGTAACAACTCCCTGCCTTTTCTTTGTCGCCAATTACGCTTGGAGGAACCAATGATATTAGAACCCATGCTCATTCGCAATACGAAAGTAACGGAATCCCAGCTCGACAGGTTAAGGGGACTGATAGCCCAGCCAAAACTGGACGGTATCAGGGTTGTGGTCTACAACTACACGGACGGTTTCGGTAACGAGTACACGGAAATCAGAACCAGAGGAAACAAACCGTTACGTAAGGAGCTGGAAGAATGGATACTGAAAGTTCTGAACGGTGCGGAAAAGAACCGCTTCATTGACTGCGAGTTGATATACGATAACGACTGTGCGGCTACGTCCGGCATAGCACATTCCATTCATACCACCGTCAACTATGACAAGCTCCGGCTGTTCGTCTTTGACGTGGTTGAACTGGACAACCGGCAGGAACCGTTAGATAGCAGGCTGGCGAGGAACACACCGGCTATCATTAACGTCCCGTCGTGGAAGCACGTGTCGTTCGAAGATAGCTACTCGCTGGCTAAACAGTGGGCAGACCTGCAGGGCGTGGTGTTCGAGGGCTTCGTACTGAAACCGTCCAACTCCGTCTACCAGTTCGGGAAACGGTTAGACGGCAGTTACAAGTACAAGCTGCAAGCCGAGATGGAAGTGGTAGTGGAACAGGTATTGCCGATGGAAGATATGTACGGCAATGACAAACCACTGGCTGGCTATTTTGTGTGCAGGTTAAAAGGTCCTAAAGGGTTATCAACTGGCACACGTATTAGGGTCACGGCTAGCTGTTCCAATGAACTGCGCACTGCAATGTGGAACCGTGCCGAGGACGTGATTGGCAAGGAGATTAAGATACGGTATATGAACGTACAGTCCGGCAAGTCTAACACAGGCTTGGTTCGTATGCCGCGTTATTTATCCGGACTGGAATTTTTATTGGAAGGAGAAAGTTAATTATGTTTTTTAAAACCGCTTATGCTGCCGCTAAACTGGGACTCAAGGAAGGGGATCAAGTAACTCGTAAAGCTTACCGTGAACAGGATCGCGCCGGATATACCCCTACCGAAGGTCTGGAAAAGATAGTGCCGGCGGCAGAAATGGAAGAACGGGACTGGATTGTAGTCCCTGCCAAGCAGACTGCCAAAGACCGTTCACGTATTCATCGTAACATCAAGGCCGTTCTCGGCAGGGACATTACGCAGGGTGACCGTGCCAATGACCTGATAGCTGAAATCGAAAAGTGGCATGCAGAAACATTCCCGCACGCCACAGTTGAAGGCCAGATGGAAAAGCTCAAGGAAGAGGAATTGGAATATCAGGAAAGCGGCAAGACCAGTGAGATTGCCGATGTGATAGTGGTAGCTTGCGGACTTAGTATTCGCCACTCAGTTGTCGGTTATTGCATCTTGAAGCATTTCCGTGACTGTTGCTACAACCACCGTCCGTTCTTCGGCAAGAACTCCGTTGAGGTTATCAACGCTCTGGAGAAAAAATTTGCCGTTAACAAGGAACGGTCGGCAAAGGGAATGTGGAAGGAAGTTGCCAATGGAGTTTACCACCACTAATCCTAGTTACATATACGGACAGCCGGGGTATCCGTTCAAGCACTACTACCACCCGTACCTAGTACAGTTCCTACAAGACAAGGACAGTTATTTAGTAGTACACAGGTTGAAGGTAGCATTAGTACTTGCTAACACGGACCGGCTGTCGTTTCGGGAAGATGTTCCGGTGCAGGTGATAGAGGAAGCTATTCAGGACGAGCTAGACTTTGATGATGAGCTAACCCTATATGCTTCGCTTGGCTGCTTCACCGCATCGGAACTGGCCGCCGAAAAGTGGAATACAATGGAGGGTCTACGTAAAATGTCAGATGCCCTCTATAAACTCTTCAGGAGAATGTAATATGAACAATCAAAAGATGCCTATCTATGCCTTGTATGACCAGCACGAGATGAGCAAGCCGCAGTTAATGCGCATCATCTACAACGTGGCTGAGTCCGAGTACTACCGCCAACTGTCAGGTGTATCCTACATTAACATTTCGTGTGTCACTACAATCGAAACAGTTAAGTGGGACGCGGTCGTGCTCGTGTTCAGTTCGTCGGTCTGCAAGAAATTGTTAGGTGACAGTAAACGTTTTCAGGATAAACAGAACAAGTCCCGTGGTAGCATATTCCAGATTACCGGCACGAACGGTAACAAGATAACGCTTATAACGGAGCCGGCAGTTAACATTATGAAGCTACTCCTTATCTCCAATCCGAAGGACGATTCTCAGGAAAAGCTGTTTATCTCGAACTACTACGCGTTCGCCAACGATTTGTACAAGGCAGTAAGGTTCGCGTCCGGAGAGTTCGTTTACCAACCGTTTGAAAAAACGTTCCACTATCAACTTATCTCGAAGAAGGAAGAATGGTACGAGGTACAGCAGAAGATTATCAGGGACAGCTCCAGTATAACAGCTATAGCCTTCGATATCGAAACTGCTGGGTACCCCACGTTCATTTCCGCTTTCGGGTTTACCCTAGTGTACACGGACGGGACGCTGCTTAGTTACTGCATTGCAATGGGCGTTCACGATTACGTCTGGCACCACGATACTATGAGCTGGATATGTTCACTGGACGTTCCGAAGATAGCGCACAATGCCAGTTACGATTGCGATGTCCTGCTACGGTACCGTATCCCTGTCCGGAATATCTTGTTCGATACCTTCCTGATGCAACACGCACTGAACCCTGACGCCTTGCACTCATTAGCCTACTGTGCCTCGACGATGCTTCCAAGCTATATTTTCTGGAAGTCTGAAATCCACGGCATAGAGGGCATCAGCGGTGCGAACAGCACGGAAGATATCGACGATGATACGGAAGGTCACGGCGTGCCGGCTGCCCCAGAGGGACGCTTGGTATATTATAAATACTGTGCAAAGGATACCTACTACACGGCACGGATATGCAAGGCTATGCTGAACGAGATGAAGAGCAAGCCGTGGGCGGTAGAGAACTACTGCCTTGTTCACTTCTTGCAGATCCGTGTCGGTATGTTCATGGGATATGCCGGCATGCCTATTGATATGAACAAGTTTAACAAGTGGGTAGATGAGATCGTAGCCACGCGAGAAGAACTGCTCAACAAGTTGCGGGACTGGTCTGGTGACCAGCTGTTCAATCCCAATTCAGTTGCTGAACTGCAGTACTTCTTCTATGTCAAGCTTGGTATGCCGTTGCCGGTCGGGATTAGACTGAAAGCTGAGAAGGAGAAAAAGGGCAAAGTCAAGTCTGCACCTGCTAGCATGTCCTACGATCCGCTGGCTGATTTCGATGACAGTATGTTCGTGACGGACACGGAGTTGACGGAAAGCACGTCTAAAGTTCCTGAGATTCCTATTGATTTAGACCGCTATCCGACTGATAAAACCGCTATCAAATTCCTGATGGAGCAGAATCCACAGCACCGTGAAAAACTGCAGACTCTCGTGGACTATCGGTGGTACAATAAGGTTATCAGTAACTACCTGTCCAAGCCGAACCTGCTAGTACGTAGCCGCACTGATAAGAACGTTAAGGTTCTGCTCTACCACCCGTCCATTGCCTCAACTGTAACGTGCCGGTACGGTGGTAAAGGCCACAATCTCCATTGCGGTGCTTATCATCTGAACCTGCCGCCGGGATTGTGGAAGTGCATCAAAATTCCGGAGGGCTACGTGCGGTACAGCATCGATTACAGTCACTCTGACGATTACTTCGTTGCATTCTATTCGGGCTGCAAACCTATGATTGATAACGTTGTCCGGACGGACTTGGACTTGCATATGAAACACGCCAGTCTAATATTCCAGCAACCGTACGAGGAACTGATGGCACACAAGAAAGACCCGAATCACGTGGCAGGCGCACTGCGCAAGATTACCAAGTCCATTGGGCATGGCTGTAAGTACATGATGGGGGCATATACAATGTTCACACACATGGGCGAGCCGGCCGTGGTCGAAGCTGCACATCATTTGGGACGGGACTTGTCACACGCCAGCTTGGACGACAAGATAGAGTTCGCAGGTAAGCTGCAGCAACTGTTCTACGACCAGTATCCCGGCCTGACAGACTGGCACAAAGATGCGGTGGTAGCACTGCTCCGTAATCCACACCGACTGATAAAGGTTGGCAAGTGGACACGTCAGTTACTGAAACCGGCTAACTGGTTCTCTACCCGTTCCGGTACAGTGGCGCAGTATGGGCAGGCAGGGACAAGTAGCAATAGCAATCAGTTTTTGTTGAAGTTCTTCCGCCAGCCATTACGTCCGAGGAGCTATATATTCGCGCAGGTACACGATGCTATGGACGGCTTTGCAGTTGGCGAGGAGGAAGTCAAGAGGATTGCAAAGATAATGGAAGAACCGATAACGGTTACAGACTTGTATGGAACAACACGGACGTTCTCGGTTGCAACTGAAACGGAACTGTTTAAACCCGATGCTAAAGGAGGCTGATATGCTATCCATTATTATAATGTCGCAATATCCGGGCAGGCTACACCTAGATCCGAATAGCCCGCCGGAAGCTTGCATACTAATGATACTAACAATAATTATGGCAGGGGTCTGTTTGCTGTGTATAGACGAAGTAGTAGAAGCTGCAAGAGGAATAGAAAGAATTATCCTTTGCACGTTGCTTGGTGGCTGGAGCCTATACTGCGCTGCTGTTGCATTTACACTTTTATTTCGTTTATTATCACAAGGAGGCTAGCAATGGGTTGGAACGCTGAAGAAAAAGCTATGTATTATCTGGAAGCTCTTGAACAGTTGAAAGATATGCTCAAAGATTTCGATCATGATGAAGACTGGGACCATGCAAATACTACGGCACGATGTCTTGCTTGGCTGTCCGGTAATCCTAACTGGTTTGCAGTTGCCGATGAGTATTGGAAGAAACGGCAACAAAAGGAAATTGAAGAGGATATAGCCAAGAAAGAAAAAGAAGAAGGAGGTTAGCAATGCCGGAACAAATAAAAGCAAACCAGACAGGGAGAACAGCATTTGATGGCATGTCAATCACTGAATTACAGATTAGGATAGCACATTATGAAAAGCTAATCCGTCACTACACGGCAAAGCGCGAGGAAGTTCTTGAAGAACTAGACCAGAGAATTTGGCACAATGAAGAAGATTTCTGGGGACTAGATAAGAAGGAGGCTAACGATGACCAAACCAATTAACGAATACACAACGGACGAACTGTTCGCAAAGATTCAAGCTATCAGGGCAGAACGCGAACGGACTGCTAATGTTTTGAAGAAATACACGGAAGAGCTGGAACGAAGGAAACAGGAAGTTCCGTTAGGCATTCCTCTTCCAGATAAAGATAGTGCTCCTTTTGTCGGAGTTTATGAATTAGGTTTTCCTTCTGAAAAATCATTCTTTACGTTCTCCAGAAGATTTCAAAATTATGTGACTGCAACAAGAGATAATACCAAAGACGAACCGATTGACATTAAGGTGTTGTTGCCACTGCTAAGAAAGGGCTGGGTGGCTATGGAAGAAAGCGGTAATTGGTACTGGCACTCAAAAAAGC